GTCTCTAATTTTTTCAAATGGAGGCTCTTTACTCCATGTCCAATCTCCTCCTGTGTCAGATGCAGCTACTGCCCATTCTTCACTACCAACTACATTTGCTGTTTCATCAAATTTTATACTGCATACTTTATCACTACATGTATATGCATATGATTCTAACTTGCTGAATGTGTCTTTCATTTCTCTTTCTAAATCTCTACCAAGATCTTTATGTAGTTTCTTTTTTTCTTTAGTCCAAGAAGCTTTGTTAATTTTAATCATGGTAATATGAACACTTCCTCACGATCACGAATGATTTTGTCTACTTCTTCTAGCCAATTTGCCATAGCTTGTTCTTTATCAATTGCACCACCAAATGCAAGATCATCCATTTTAATTGAGGATCTAATCAAATCTATACATGTAAGTTTTAATGTAGCATCTTTAATATCTTCTGGTACTACACTATCACCATAACGATAAGTTACTCTAATTCTATTTCTTCTTAATATAGTGAAAATAAATCCTCTTAGATAGACTTCTCCTTTAATATATTCTACTTCATATGATCCTGGTGTTTGTGTATAACATCCCCATTCACTCGTAGATCCTTTCCATACTTCTAATCTATCACCTGCACAATAATCAAATGCTGTACAGTTTCCTGCTGCTGTTTTAATATTTCTATGTTTTAATGTAATATATGAACCCCAGCCAAATGTATACAATAATGGTAAATCGTGAATCTCTGTTGTTGTTTTTGTTCTCCAAGCATGACCTGTTCTACGGTCAATTTTATCTTCTGCTCTTTTGATTAATTTCTCAACCTGGGCTATACTAGGACTAGTACATGCAGTAATAGATATTCTAAGAAAGTCAGCGACATCACTTGTTGAGATATAACATGTAGCCATATACTATATTAATTTTATGTAACTTAAAAAGATTATTCGTATATAACTATTAATTCGCCCGTAGAGCCTGAAACAACTTGAATTCTCAAGCCAGAATTGAATGGATGGTTAATATAAGGTGCTAAAAATTGGAATCCATTAGTAGCGTCTGTTAAATCTACACTGATTAAAGTTGTATCTGTATCAGATGTACCATTAATTACTTCAAAAATTCTATCTCCCGGTGTTGATACATAAACTGCTTTAAGAACACCGTGTCCTGTTTTTAATTGTGTTGTTGAGGAAGTGATACGCCCTAATTGGTTTTTGTCTCCCATGGTACTATTTATAATACATGAATATATAAGGTTTGTTATTAAATAAAGAAAAAAGATTGTGGATTAATATCCAACAACTCTAACTTTTATTCCGATTCCATTCCAAGCTGCTGAAGAGTTTGGAAGTTCAGAGAATGCTGCAACGGCTCCACCTGTTGCTCCTGGATCAGTACCATAAGCTTTGATCTTACCTGTTGCTGCTGCGTTACCGGCTGCTGGAACGTATTGCAAAAGTAGACCGCCATCATTTGAGATAATTGAAACCTCAATAACGGTGCTTATTCTACCACCCAGTGAAAGGTCAACTGTTACTCCATTAGTAGCATATGTATCGGAACAACCTGCGGTTATATCGATGACTGCTGTTTTGAGTTTGGATGTTAACTCAGATTGAATGGATAAAGTCTTTCCTGTCAAATTCTCCCAATTTGAATCCACTGCGATTGTATTAGCCATACATAGTCATGTGGGTTGACTTATATAAATATTAAGATAAAAAATATACCTAAACCCCCTCGTTTAGAGTATGTTTGTTCAAATGTAGTTTGATTAAAGTTTAATATCTCTAATCTTACCTTGAGCGATGAAGCTTCTACAAACGGTTTCACCCATTGTTCTGAACACACCTTTCTCAACAAATGCATTGTTGATGAATGGATAGCCAGGACTTCTACGGGTTGCTTCGTAATATTCTGTTGGAATAGATACCATGATACCTAATCTTGGGTAACCATATCCTTCTGCATCAGAAGTATCTAATGCAAATAGTCTTCCTACTTCAGATGAGTCACTAACATTGCTAGGAGCATCTTTTGTTGGAATGAATGGGACACCATAGACTGAATCTACGTGAATTCCTACACCGGTTCCTTTGAAAGTTTGAATACCGTTTACATCGACTTGCACTAATGCTTCACCGTATGGGTTAGCAATACGGACTGAAGGCATGTATAAGCCTTGTATTTCGGAGTAAACTTCGTGTGATCCGAGGAATACATTTGGATCCTTACCAGCGTTAATTCTGATCTTTCTAAGGAATGTTCTTAGAGTGTCATCAGTTAAGATTCCGTTTGTACCAATTGTTCCTGAAGCTGATTCAACTGTAGAGTCATAGGTTGTACCACTGTCTCTGTCAATTGGGCTGCCTGAGGATGTTGCCCATGGATCATAATAACTTGTATATGAACCACCTAGTGCATCTTCTTCTGCATCGGATGAAATGATTCTATCCAATGATTCCCAGTTAAGGGTTCCAGTGTAGTTTGCACTTGCACATGCTGCTACTTTCTCAACATCAGATAATAACATTCGGTTTAACAATTCTTTGTGTTGAACTGCCATGAATAGTCTAAGTGATCCTAGACCTCCCCAAACATCATCTTTACTGTGTGTTGCTAGCCATTCCATTACCTCTGAGGCACTGAATGGTAGTTGAGCAGTTTTTGGTTTTACGTCGATCTCTGCTAGTGTTGGTTTGATTGTATCTGCGATTAATCCACCTTCTGCAGTACCACCTAATGCGGTGTTATTGCATGAACCTGCATCAGCCAATGCGTCGGCTTTAGCAGTAATGACCCTCCATCCACTCTTATCCCAAGGATATTTTGGTAAGACACCGAAAGCGTTAGCTTCTAAGTTGAGCTGAGCCCAAGCATAGGCGCCAAAGATTGCGTTGAATGTACCTGTGGTTGAAGTAGTAATTGGTGCATCTGCTTTTCTAAGCATATTACGGTTATAACCATAGTAAAGTGCTTCTAACTCATCAATAGTTTGTATTTTTACCATTGTGATTCACCTTCATATGGACTTCCGAAATCGCCTTTCAGAATACGTCTACCTACTGAACTTAAGCCCTCATAACCGACTTCTCTAGATGCTTTTAAGACATCATTGAGTTGGATGCCTGCTGATTTCTCAACAGTTTCAAGTCCACTATTTGGTCTTGGAGTTTCGGTAGTAAAAGCATAGTTTTGATTGGACTTCTTTTGCATTTTCAAACCGGAATCATCGTCTTCTGAACCGTGAGGATCAGCTTCTTTGATACCTGCTTGAACTGAGTTACTTTGGTAATCTTCTGGAGCAATAACTTCAGCACCAATGTCTTCACTGTCGGAAGTTTTTGGTTTGATTTTCAGATCGGTTGGATCTTCTAATGCCTTAAGTCTCTCTTCGAAGCTATCCATTTTCTCGGCAACATAACCTAGATCATCTCTGAGTCCGGTAATGTCGAAGCTTTTGATAGTCTCAACTAGAGCATTTAAAGATTTTTCAACTGAATCGTCTTTCTCGTCTTCAGTATCTTTCTCTTCGTCTTGCTCTTCGCTTTCATCATACTCTTTCTTACTATCTTCGTCTGCCATGTTGTTAACTTATATATTAAATTAGATATATATAAGTATTAATATAAATGACGCCTAATGACGATTATTGCCATTATCGGCTGCTGGTTCATCGTCTTTGCCACAACTTTCACATTCTTCATCTTCTACCTCTCTTGGTGAGTCTTTATTTCCTGTATCTTGTTGTGCTGTATCATAGGCTGCCCCTACTCTAATACTACCATTACCATAAGAATTACCTGAAGTATCATATGATTGTTTTATTTCTTTATCTGATCCCATGGTTTGTTTACTTTTACCTGGATGAATTTCAGAGTCAATATTTGTACCTTCTATTTTTGCATCTGATCCATACCCTCCTGTACTAGGTGATTTTAATATGTCTAATATATTTGATATCATTTCACTTATACTAGTATTGATAAATGCCTCAGCCTCTGGATCATTATTGGTTCTAAGTTTATTATTAACTCCTCCCTCTGAATTATTAGCTGCGAATGCTCTATCTACTTTTTCTATTTGATGTCTGATTTTACCACAATATGCTTCTGGATCATCTACACCTTTATTCTTTTCTACACAATCTGCAAAGTCTTTGTAACCTGCAAATGGTTTTGTAATATAATTTTCAGTATCATGTAAGTAAGCTTTATTAGTATAATCTGATACGGAGTTTTCTTTCTCCCACATTTTACATGACCAATACCTGGCTGTGGTTACATCCTTCTCTTCATCACAGTTATGTCTTGCTCTAAATGATCTTCTTCTATCTGGATCATCACGTTTAATTTCCATATTAGGATCACCGAATCTAACTATTACTGTTTTACCTGCAGGATTCTTTACATACACTGCAAATTTCTTTGGTCCACCAGGAGTTCTAAATGGTTTGTTTAATGTTTTACCGTCTTCTGCTTTTTCTATTGGTAATTGTTTACTACAACCACAATCAGATTTTTTCTTTTCTTTAGGTACACAATTTGGTACACGTTTACCATTTTTAATTTTAAATCCTACCATTTCATATCCATCCCAACATGGACCTTTCTTTGCTTTCTTTAATGCATCTGCAACATCAGTAACCATAGCAATTAAAAGTTTTGGATTCATTTTGTCATGATATGATTCACTTTCTTCGTCTCTTGTTACTCCTGGTTCTCTACCTGCAAATCCACCTCTTCCTGGTTCTGTATATGTGCTTCCGCATGTATTAGTTTTTAATTTGAATGCCAAGTTTGCTAACTGTAATGCCAATGCTAGACTTTTCTTTGTTTTAAAGTATCTTTGGAATTCAGGTTTTGACATATATTCTTCTTTAAATTTAGATGCACTTTCCCAACTCGGAAATTCACCAAAATTTCTAATGTATTTTCCTATCTTATTTCTTAAAGCAGTATCTGCTGATTGTAATTGACCTGATTGATTAGTTCTTCTGACTTTTTCAGTATTTAACTCTCCTAAACCTCTATTAGTGCGACTACTTAGTCTTCCTCCTTGTGCTCTACCTGTTTTAGGATCAACTGTCACAGTGTCTGATCCAAGACCTGTATCTCTTCCACGGTTTCTAATTTTTGTTCTTTTGCCTGTAAATCTGTTCACATTTGTTGCAGCTATAGGTCCAATATCTACACCTTCTTTATTGATAAATTCACCACTAGTTTCTTCTACATATGATATTAATGATCTTAGTGTCTCCTTTAATTCTTTACTCATCTTACTGCCTTTAGGATTGATTGGTTTACCTGTGTTAATATAATCTACTTCAGATTGAAGTCTATCTTGATTGTTATCTCCGGCTAAACCGTCAGGTCTAGTTTCTCCTATATGCTCTCTTCTAGATTCTTCAGTTAATGGTTTAAAGTTATATTTTACTATATCTTCTTCAGGATCAGATTCTTCACCTGATAACATTGATGCTGCATCAACCATAGGATTCCTTGCGGCTGATCCTAAACTACCTGCTGCACCCCTTAATGAACCAGCTGCACGACCTGCTGCACCGCCAATACCACGAGCCGCTGCACCGCCAACACCACGAGCTGCTGCACCTGCTGCACCTATTAATCCTCTAGCACCTGCTGCTATTATTGCTGGTAATATTTTATTAATCTCCTCCCTAATAGCTTGTTTCTTTTCTTCGCTTAATCCAGCCTCTTCTAACATCTCCTTATCGTCTACATCCATTGCTTTCTCATCTTTTATTGCTTGTTTTGGATCAATATTTAATATACCTGCTCTTGCCATGTTTGTTCTTTTGAAGTCACCTTCTTGTCTATTGAATCTCTCTGTTTGTTGTTTTTTATTACCTATATGAGATTGTGCAGGTTTTGTTTGTTGAACGCCTGCTTCTCTACCGTATTTTTCTGGCATTTGAATGTCTTGTGGAGATGATTTTATTGTATCAAATGGATCACCATGTCCTTCACCTTCAAATTCTCTTTTGATTCTAACCATTGTTTTCTTATTAGCTCCACCATGATTAACTTCTGAAGCTCCTGCATCACCTGTAGTCATAGCACCTGCTTCTTTTGTCTTATCTGACATTATTTTCTTTTCTTTTGGCATAGCTTCACCTAATTTAGTATAATAATGTGGATCTTCTTTCAGGTGATCCATTGCTATTTTCTCTGCTTCTTTTGGATCATCAGTGTGTTCCATTTCAACTTTTTTACCCATATCTAACTCTGATTTTTTAAGTGCTTCAGCTTGTTGATCCTTGTATGGTGTATTTTTACCTTTTACGTCTGTATATGGTTCACCATTTTTAGTCGTGAAACTTTCCTTGCAATCTGGTTTTTCAATATATCCATCTTCATCTGGTTCGTTAAATTTATCTTTACTTTTATCTACATAACATTTGAATTTATCACAGATAATACACATTTGATCATTACCTCTATCTACGGTCTTACCTGCCATAGCTTTGGCTATCTCATTATGTTGAGTAATAAGTGCTAATGGTACGGCTGGCTCTTCACATACTGCTACTTCATACTGTTCCAAGTCTTTTAATGAATATGCTACTGATCCATCCTTTTGTAAAATAGGAGTTCTGCCTGTCTTAGTTGCTCCTCCGAATGATAATCCCTTATATTTGCCTGTTTTAATGGCTTCCCATATTTGATTATCTAGTTCATAATCTTTGAAGATTTCACCTTGAATAGTAATAGCTGGGTACTTTATACCATTCATATCTTCCACCATAGTTGATGCAAAATTAATTCCTTTACCTACGACTCTGTTAGAGTGTGTATCTGTAATAGGTCCTCCTCTTGCAATCCATATAGGTAATACTTTCATCAATTCATCACGAATTGTGATTTCACCTTGGCGATCCTTCATTTCAACTGTTAACACCCCTTCAAATAGTCTTCTCTGGCTGTCAACCGCCGTAAGGTTTTTGGTGATCAGTTTGGAAAAAAACAATCGCTCTCCCATAGAGATTTATATTCTCTCATAGTATATAATAATTACTCTAGGAAGTAGCGTCTTCTTTATGCTTGTATATGTCTGCTCCAATTACTACTGCGATTGGTGCTAAAATTGCTGTAGCTACCTCAGGTGTAACTGAGAGTTTGTCAAAGAATACCATACCTGATAAGATGCCTGTGTAAGCCCATAGTGCATGGTATCTTAATTTTCCAATGTCCATGACATCATTACCATTATGGCGTATATAAACTTTTAACTAATTTCCATGCCTAATCTCTTAAAAGATCTCTTACAAGTTCTTCAAAGTCAGATTCTACATCGTTATGGAATTTTTTACTACCTTTGTCTAGTTTCTTTCCTACTAACACTAACACTTTCTTTATCTTCTTTATATCATCTTCTATTACATCTATGTCTTCCTTATTTCTGTGAATAGCTTGTTTTTTATGTTTAAAATAATTAAATATGTACGCACCTACGGTAGATACAACAAGCAATATTACACCTGTTACTATTTCTCCAAAGAATTCAAACATACTTTATAGTATATAAGTAAATATTTAAAGAATTGGTTTTAGTTTCTTCTGATCAATGAGTTCTATTATCATCATTTTATTATTCATTACAGCTCTTGTGAATTCATCAAGTATGTTCGGATAAATTGAGAAGTACCCGCACGCCCAGCAAAACTTGAAATAGTATGTTCTTACACCATCACCAAATCCAGTGTCAACTATTCTATCAATAGAGTACCTGGATATTCTACTCTTACAGTTCTTGCAACTGTTGTAGCCCATACCTTTATATATAAAATGCCATATATAAAGATATGACAAATGTGTCAATGTATGTGTACGAAGATTTGTCAAATTATATACAGTTATACCCTGGTAAACAAGATGAATTAAATGAAAGTCCTCTATGTTCATTCTGGTTAAGTGATAAAAATTTAGTAATAGTTAGTAATACACGAGAAAAAGTAGCTGGTTATAGACCTGATTTTAGTAAAAGTATTGTATATTTTGATGGGGGAGATAAAGCATTTGTTAATTATGATGATAAGTTTGAACCTGTAATAGAAGTAAAATTTGATTACAAAAAGAACTTGGTTAAATTCAGTAGTGAACACTTTAAACATGAATTTAGATGCGCTAGATATGTAGGTGAGAAAATTAAATCTGATCACGTTAGAGGTTACATATTATATGATGATAGTAGACCTCGACTTAATTTAATAATGAAAGCTAATCCTAAGCTCTAAAGTTTTTAGAATAACCTCTATCCATGAATAGATCATTACCCATTCTTCTTCTCATAGATTTCCAAAATGGATCTACTTTTGTAGTACCACCGGCTCTTCTGAAATCTCTCATTGTTTCTCTTAATTTATAATAACAACTGTAACATAATCTTGCATTCATTTGTTTAATATCCCAGGAGTATTTACCACAGAACATACACATATCCCATCCTTTATCTGCAACTGTAACTAATGTAAATTCATGACCTCTGTTTCTACGACAATGTTCACATACGTTAAACAATGTAGCTGATACTGCTTTCTTTTCTTCACATTTCCAACAGAATCCTTCTTTATGATTATTAACTGCTTTTTGCTCATCTGCTTGATGCATTTTCCAGAGCTTCTTACCTACATCAGTTCCACCTGTGTTTACATCTAGTTTATCAGCCAAATTGGTTCCTCCATGCATCATATGCCTGTCCTATTTCTTGACTCACTATTGCCATTATAGCATCTTCTGGTATATCAGTGCATTCTTTAATATTCTTAACTATGGTCATAGGATCTTTAGAGTGTAGCCCCTGGACTAGACATTGTTTAATTAATTCAAAGTTATCCGGAGTAATATACTCATATGGATCTTTTCTTTTACTTAGAATGCCCATTTTTCTTCTCCCATTCATCGTAACGTTTTTTCATTTCACATAATTGACAAATAAATGCATATGATGGTTCACCACATACTTCACAATTATTGATATTTCTGAGAAAGTCCTTACTAAATGAAAATGATTTTTTCAAACCATTAATGAATTCTTTTAACATTTTACTTTGCCTTTATTGTAGTTAATTCTGAGTTTGTATTTATTTTTTCAATATCAGATCTTTTAATCATACCTGATACCTTTGGTCTTACTTGATCTGGAACGATATGTCCTTTGAAATGTGCGTCTGACATTACACCTGTACTTACTACAGTTGATAATACATTTCCACCTTGATCTAGCATTTCAACATACCATACATCTTTTCTTACGTCAAATCTTAATCTAACAAAAGAACACGTTTCTGGTATATCTACATTGCTTTCAATATCTTCAAGTTTACCTTTACCATTACCATTAATCATTATGTGACCTGGATATTGTTCTTCTATTGAATCTATGTTGTCATTTGAGAATGTAAATCTTCCATGATGAATACCATCAAACCAAGATCTAGTTCCCATCGGAGCAGTAGATTCTACACCTAGTACATATTCTGACATTAGAGAATCAAACTCTCCCATTTTACCACCTGCTTTTAATCCTTCAAGCCACCATCTATGTTGATTTGGGTCACGGGCAGTGGAATAGACAAACCCTAATTGCACTAAATCGTAGCCTAAGTCTTTTGGAATGACATCTCTATCTTTAACTAAATTCTCTATCTCATGCACCTTCATTGCATTACCTCTAGGTCTAGCACCTTTCAAATTCCAAATAACTTGTGTTTGAAATTTTGGTGTACCCTGTTCTGTAGATTCGTATGGTGATACTCTAATTTGAGGTTGTAACTCAAATACCAAGTCATAACCAATTTCTGTTCTAACAACAAATTGCTGAACATCTGATTTATATCTAACACTTCTATATACTTCAGTATTAGCTTGTGGGCTTGGTAGTTTATAATCTGCTGGCAATTTAGATTTACTCGTACTAACTAATTTTGCTGCAGAAACTTTTTTACCCATAATATATGTATGTTTTATTTATATATAAATGTATTGACTACTTTCTCTTCACATATTTAGGTTTTGATTTTTGTTTTCTTATAGTATTAGCTTGACCTGGTTTTACCTGTTCATTTTGTATTTCTGCATAATAGACTAGTCCCGAACCTTTCTTTCTCTCACTTCTCCAGGTTTTAATTATCTCTCTTGATTCCTCTTCAGATAATCCTTCTTTAGTCATCTTTCTTAACCAAAATGCTTCTGTATGTGGTACTGATTTCTGTGATTGGTTAAATGGTCCTGATCTATCTCCTCCTGGACTTGGATGACCTTGACCTGCTGCTCCAGGATCTCCTGGTCTCATATTAAATGGAGCACCTTGTTTTGCACCTGATAATAATTCAGAATCACCTGTTGCAGAGTCACCTCTACCCAATGGTATACCTC